CTTTATCCTTACAATATATTCCAAATATGTTGTCGGTTGCGGCAGGGGTCTCAGGCCTATCGGCGGCAGTAACCGTATCACCGTACTCCACCTTGCTGTTACTCTTCTTTGCAGCATTGTACCTCTGGTGGACCAGGCCAGGTACTAACCACATCGCGGAGCACCACGTAAGGCGATACCTCCAGCACACGGAGGTTGAACCAGTGGAGGTGTGTGAGGATTGCGCAGGGGATGAGACCTGCAAAACTCATTGTGGTACCACTACCAGGGGGAGACAGTGGCAACTGGACATCGTGGATGAGGCACGGGCGAAGCTAGGCAGGCTGCGAGAGAACGCAGCTAACCGGCTGGTTGTGGATCGCGTTGTGCGTGATCTCATGGCAGTGAAGGGTATGCGACCTTCACATATTCGCTTCTACTCACCTGTTGCAGTTGAGCTGTACTTCGTCCCTACGCAACAAGACGTGATCGCAAACGCGGTCAGGTTGTCCCGCACTAAAGCAGCAATGCTGAAGGGCGTGGACAACTCACCTGTCTGCTAGGGGCGCCCAGCGTATCTCAGTGGCGTGGACACCAAGGTCAACTGCCATGATGTTCCAGGGATGACGGTCACTGAGAGACCTGGGTGCGGAGGGCGAAAAGGAGAGAGAGTTGTGCGGATACTTGATGGGCTCAGTGGAGTTGCCCAGTACGGTGTCCACAACCCGTCACTCATCAATCTTAAACGAGCGGTGGCTGAGCGTGTGTTATTCACACGTAACAGTGTGGGGAATCTGGTTCCCACAATCAAGCCTAAATTGCAAGCATTCAAACGACTCAGCGGAGTAATCCGCGCTATTCGTCGCAATACGACCCCGACCACCCCTGTGCCCTTGGAGTCATATCCGAGTTTGTACAGGGGTCGCAAGCGTATTGTGTATGAACGGGCCGTCGCGAGCCTTATTGTTGGGGCTGTCACCAAACGCGACGCTGTTGTTAGGACGTTTGTCAAGGCCGAGAAGGTCAACTTCACGGCTAAGCCTGATCCAGCCCCTCGAGCAATTTCACCTCGTGACACGCGCTATATTGCAAGCGTGGGCGTTTATTTGAAGCCATTTGAGCACAACATGTTTGACGCATTCTACAAGACGTATGGCTACAATGTCATATGCAAGGGTCTGAATGCCCAGGGAGTAGCCATTCAACTTCACGAGAATTGGAACGCTTTTAAGAGACCAGTTGCGATCGGCCTTGATGCCTCTCGATTCGACCAGCACGTTAGTGTCGAGGCGCTTAAGTTCGAACACAGCTACTACAACAGCGTTTTCAACTCTCCTGAATTGAAGAGACTACTTTCTTGGCAATTGCAGAACCATGGGGTAGGGTTTACCGACGATGGGAAGATTACATTCACAGTAGATGGGCGACGCATGTCTGGAGATATCAACACCAGTATGGGAAACTGCCTAATAATGTCCTGCATCGTGTTGTGCTACTTTGCCTACCATGGCATTGTGGCCCGACTGGCTAACAACGGTGATGATTGCGTGGTGTTTTGCGAGGCCACGGATCTCCCTCTGTTCGACGCTATTGATGAGTGGTTTGTGGATTTTGGCTTTAAGCTCACGCGAGAGGCCCCAGTCTACGAATTTGAACGCATTGAGTTTTGCCAAGCTCAGCCAGTTCTTACGGTAAGCGGTTGGCGCATGGTGCGCAACCCCTTCACTGCCACGTCCAAGGATGTTGTTTCGTTATTATCCTGGAATACTGAGGTTGAATTCGATAGGTGGCGTGGCGCCATAGCTGAGTGTGGCATCAACCTGACCCGAGGTGTCCCCTACTGGGAGTCATTCTACAAAAATCTGGGGGCGGGCGCTGGACGTGCGACTATTGATGACATTGAGAACACTGGAATGGGATACATGTCTCGGGGTGTGGAGTCTTCTTCGGAGATCACACCTGAATGCAGGTATTCTTTCTGGGTGGCATTCGGAATGACACCCGATGAGCAGGTTGCTCTGGAGGATCACTCTGTCACAATTAAGTACGGCGACGGCTGCCCCCTGATGTTTGGAGACATCACTTCTTATCACCCACTACTGGCTGCAATAAACGCGTCAACATGAAGTATTCAGAGCCTTCGAATAACATGATCCGTAGAACTAAGGTTAAGACGCGCGCGAGCGGCGTCGGCACACAGCAGTGTGTTGTGCGGTGTTCGGGCGTGCTGGGCCTCCCCACACTTGTTGCCGGGGTGGGCTTCCAGGGGGTTACCATTGACCCGCTTAACTTGAACCACACCCCGGTGGGTGTGGCAGCTATCGCTGGCGCATACGAATTTTTCCGTGTTCGATCTATGGTGGCTACTTACGTGCCCACCAACGGCTACACTCAGGCTGGTTTTATGCGATGGTGTTATCTCGACAACCCAGAGCTTATGCCTTCCTACCTTGCCGGTTCATCCACGGTTAAAACTACAATCATTGACAATGCTCAGAACATGTCACTCATTCCTTTGAGCAACATGTCCTCCAAGACATGGAGTGCCAACCGGGTTCATTCTCGGCGGTGGTATTCCATTAATGGTGGCTTGTCTGGCATTTCAGACTATGACCGTAGTGTACCCACATTCTTCGCATGCAAAATCGAGGGTCCTGCCACAGCTGCTGGGTATGGAGTCCTGCGTTTCGATATTACATACGAGTTCAACAGTCTCGGAGCCGCTGCTGGAAACACCCTGCTTGCAGGTGTGGAAACGGGGGGAGTGGTACCCCCTCGGGGTGACAGTTTGGTGCCTTGGATCCGTCCATCACCCACTGTTTACCGCGACTTAAATCAGCTTGGAGATTCCGCTCCTGCTGACGACGAGACTGTACCAGATCAACAGTGATAAGGTGCGTCAACCTGCATGATATTAGAGGTGAGGGAATTACGCTGGGCTCCAACCCTACCTCGCACCATTGC